TTAACCACTAGAAACTCTAGCGAAACCATCTGTTCCTTTACTTCCTACAACATCCCAGTCAAAGCCTCCTTTTTGCCCCCCAACACCTCCACGACCAACAACCAGAGTAATTGTCTGATTAGTTGTACTTCTATTAGTGTATTGAGCTACTAAAACAGAGCCAGATGCTCCGCCGCCACCAAAAGACCAGCCTTCGTCACCAATTCCTTGTGCACCATCACCACCTTTGCCAAACAAAGCAATAGGACTTACAGAGGTTCCACCTGTATGATCTTCTCTGGTTGCGTTGCCTGCTTTACCTTGAGTAATAGTAGTTGAATCGAAGGCTCCAATAATATCAACATCTCCAATTGTACCAGCAAGACCATTGTCATAAGAGGAACCATTACTCCATACACCCTGAGTACCGCCGCCGCCGCCATGTACGATAGCTATGTTTTCACCGTTTAATTTAAGTAGAACATCTGCACCATTCTGACCATTACTTAAGGGATAATCAGAACTATTAGAACGTCGAGATGCTCCACCACCACCGCCAGCACCAATCAACGTGAATACTTTCGTTTCACCCGGTTGAAGAATAAAACTATATGAGCCAACCGGATAATCTCCATCTACTGTGGTGCTATTGGGATTTTTATGCTGAAGAACTTGGAAACTTACTTGACCTGAATATACAACTCGGTTTTGGCCTGAGCGGTTAAATATTTTTGGCTTAAATGAATTAACATCACGATCAAATGAAGAAGCCTCATTACCAGATTCAGGACTTAGAAAAATCCCAATATTACGATCTGTCAAATTGTAAATATCAGGTGCTTTAATCTTATCGTTATCAGCAACCCAACCATCTGAGCCACCAATCATTGTAACTGTGCCACCGTTTTCGCCGCCATTATAATAAAAAACACCTGACGCGAGGATTCGTGGATATGAAACATAATTAAGTAAAGCTGTAATCTGTGCTTGAAGTTCATCACGTGCTTGCTTATTAAAACTAGCCTCTTTGACAAAGCGGGCTTCAATTGCATCTGATAGTTTTTCTAAGTCTGGGTATGTTGCTAAAAGTTCATAAAGTTGTTGACGATTATTTGGGTTTAACACAACGCCATGTTTCTCTAGTACGTTTGCTATTTCCTCTTGAACCATATTGCACCAGTCAGGGGTAAGATAGGTTGCATCCTGTCCCGGCACATCTTCATTTGAATGAAACCCATTCTTTCCTTTACCAAACATATCTGGTCGTGCATTTACACTATCAACTCGTTTCATACTTTTTCCTCAATGATGTCGTACCGCAAATAAGCTGGTAAATAATTTTCAATGATGCATGCCATATCAGCTTGCACTGGGGCTTTTAAGATCAGTTTGACTTTGAACCGCAGGTTTTCAATGTTGATTGGTGAAACACATGTCGCTGTACATTGCATAGGTCTGTAGCGCACTAAATCAATCAACCCAATACCAAATAAACCTAGTAAACCCTCAAGATAAGCACGGTTTAAAACATTCTTTGTTTGTTGAATCCACTGAATAATCTGAAGACGTTCTTCAATTGTTTTATTTGTATTTACAGTACATTTCAGAGGCAAACCCAAAGCAGATTCATATTCACTTAATAATTCTTCTGGAATCTTCTCTAATGTGGTCAAAACACGTTTTGCATCGACATCAGCTTGTGCAAGTATTTTTGCATGAGCGTATACATCTTTTGCAATGATTCCTTTAGGTGAGGTGTCATAGCCACCAGCAGGCAGTAATTGACGAAGTACGGATGCATAAAGCTCAACAGTTTGCTCATAGGTCATAACATAGTCACCGTTAATATACCGATCCGGAGCCAACCAGTCACAAACACATTTAAAGTAGGTGCCTGATTTGTTGCTGGTGTAAGCTGAACATCTGTCACACCCGGTAATGCTCTAATTTGACTAACAAGAGTAGAAGCAACAAAAGTTTCTCCCGGCTTTAAAAGTCCAACATAATCACGAATGACTTTTTCAACATCAGTTTGACTCACACTACCTGTTACTAATACAGTGACATTCAAATACTCTTTAGTTGGTGAATAAGCTCTTACATCTCCCCAAAATCCAGCATATTCATCTAGCACCGTTTGAACCAAAGCTAACAATGCAGTACTTGGAGAATTTGGAGGATTACCCGCTGCCGTGATTGCAACGTCCAAAGAACCAAGTCCACGACGTTTTGGAAAAATAAAAACATCGGCCACACCCGGCACATCTTTCACAATACGTCTAAGGTCAGCTTCACGATCACGAATAAGACCTAGAGCCTCTTTATCCATCATCCGCTGACGCCAAGCTTCAACGTCTTCAACATCAACACCAGCAGATATTTCAATAACATCCACTTGTGCAGCGACACCCGGCAACGGACTAACCCAAAGCAGCTGCACACCATCGAAATTCCAGCTCACACCTTCAAACTCAGCAATAACTTGGATTTCTTTAGGCTTATTTGCTGTAAGTGTCTCTTTATATATAGTTAGCCAGTAATGACCTTTGCCATCTGTGACTTTCGTACCAGCTGGAATAGTGACCGCAATATTTGATGTCGCTTTGACACGCCCTGAAGCTTTAGAACCTCCATTACGCGGGCACTCTAAGCGTTTTGCATGGATATAAAGAAAAGGTTCATCAGCTGTAGCAACAAAAAGCTGTTTTTGAATATAACTTTGATGATGATAAAGACCCTCAACCACAGCAGCTTCACCATCTGCGCGAATGGCTGCATCATCTTCATCATCTAGTGTTAATCCAGTTAAATTTTGGATTTCCTGAATGATTTCAGCACGTAATTGGTCAAATGTCCTGATTGGATATGCCATTGATTAGCCTCCAACCTTAACAAAATAAAGGATTGTTTGTTTCTGACCAGATAGCTGTGTAACTTCAATATTTAGGTCCACCTGACTTTTAACTGTTTGAACAGCATTTACCAAAATTGCAGCAAAACGATTGGGCACTAAGCCTTCTAAAGCTTCTTCAGCAAATTGTTTAACTGTTTGAATGGTACGAGTTACATCCTTAGACCGTTTCAAAGTGTATAAGCGGCTGCCAATATTAGAATTAGCCCAGTACTTGCGTCGATGAATGTTTAAACGCTGGCAAATTGCTTGTACTTCATTTTTACTGAAGGCAGCATCAAGGCTCATCAGCACATAATCTTTTGTTTTTAAATCAATATTCGCCATGATGCACCTACATTGGTTCTGTTGGAGTCGGTGTATTACCGTGTTTATGTTTGTTATAAATATCGCGCATTTCCTGCATTGAGCCTTTCTGATCTAAGACATTGCCATTCGGCACATGCAAATTGCCCTCATCAATAAAAAGGTCACCAGCGGTGATATGCGTACCATCTTCTTTAAGTAAAAGGCTGTGCCCAAATTGGTCGTAAACGCAGGTTTCACCTTCATCAACATTGACCACGACGGTTCCCCCAGTCGTTGCAACAACAATTGAGCGCGAGGTTTTTCCGTGAAGAGGAATAACTACAACACGTGCTCCATCGGGTACATATGAGCTAAAACCGACTTGCTGAAAAAGTTCAATTTCTTGCAATGTCTCATCGGCAAAACCCTTTAATTGCAATACTTTTGAACCACCACGTGCGACCAGGGCGAACAATGGCTGTCTGATTTGCTTAAGAGCCTTATTTATCTGGGAAGCTACAGCTCTCATCATGATTTTTTCTCCTTTAATACCAATGGATTTGCCCAGTCACCCTGACGTTTCAGAAGAAGTTTTGTGGTTTTCCCGTTCTTACGGTCAAGTTGAAAAGTGCGACCATAAACAGCCCATTTGGCTGTCGCTCTTGATAAAACATTGGTTTCTAAATTGATGTACCAGCCCGTTGACCATAGTTTTCCATCGATCATCCAACCGGATACTGTTGCAGTCAGCATATGGGCTTCAAGGTCGTTGTCTTTTTTGATTTTTTCTAACGCAGCATTGGCTTCTGCTTCAGTTTCGACATCGCCCAAAGTGACGATTTTTAGACGGTTATAGTCATACTGTGTTTGAGCGGTAGTCTCAGACAGAATTGAGGTGGCATTACTATCCTGACTTAAGACCTTGATATCGCTAAACACCCTAGAAACATCATTTTCATACTGAAGACTGAGAACGTTGTTGCTGTTATTCAAAGGACGCATCAAGCGTAATGGTGTTTGCACGTGATATGGATTGGCAAATGGGTCACCGATCTGCAACGTCCCGTCAGGGTCAAGCCAAACATGTTGACCTGTGATTTGAGCTGCTTTTGTTAATGCATCCCAGAGAGATTCACCCGGCTCAACAGAGACTTTATTCTTCAGCCAAGCATTGTTTTGAATGCGGACATCATGAAACAGTGAACCTAAATCGCCGCTCAAGACGTAACGACCTACCAACTCCTCGAGCGTTATCTGACGTCCATTAAAAATCGGTACGGAGCAATCAATTAATTGACCTGCAAGGTCACGGCCGGAAATCTGTAAACCATAACCGTCACGGCTTGCAGCTTCAGAAATTTTGTCTGCAACAGAAGTCAAAATGAGTTGATTTGCATGGTACGCTTGAACCTTGGCACCGCCTTTAATATCAGCATTTAACGCTTGTCCACCTGTTTCAAATAGCGTAAAGCTCCAGTTTTCTGCTGGAGTATCGATCTGACTATCGATTTCAACTTGATCCCAGCCTGTAGCTTCTAAACCCGCAATCACAAGTCGGATTTCATTACCCTGATTATCTTGCATAGATGGTTAGCTCCATACCGACCTGCAATGCCGCAGGGTTCACTAAATCAGGGTTTAAGCGTCGAATTTCTTCGGCACGGCTCATATCCCCATATAAAAAGTGAGCTAACCAATGCAATGTGCAAGGTACAGGCACTTGTGTTTTAGTTATTGGTGGACGTGTCTCAATGAGTTCTTGGATTTGATCCTGTATTTGAGCAGCAACGTCTTTATAGACTTGTATTTGCGTAATACTTTCATAGGAATTAATGGCACGTTCTTCACGAATAGCTTGCTGAAGTACTTCACGTGTTTTTTTACGGACAAGCGCTAAATCGACTGGTGAAAAGCTAATATCTTGATTGTTTGCCATTTCAGTGCGTGTCGTTGCGATAACTTGTTGAGCTATCGCAACTTGGCTGGCTGCCTGTGTTGAACGCCAGACTCGGTCAAGCTCTGGAGTGCTGTTATCACTTTGAAAAAGGTTTTCAAATCGCTCGACCCGGTGTACTACATCACGCCATTTCGATAGAGCAGAAATATTAGTATCAAAGGTTACAAGTTTGGTGACGTCATCAACTAAACCAACGATCCAGTTTGCAGGTGATAAAACATCTTCAATTGTTTGCTTTGCTACACCTAAATAAGAGCGGGCTTGATCGATGCCGTTGCGAATCGTGTTGACTGTATTAAATAACTTATCAGTGTCGACAATTTTGAGTTTTTCTAATGCACTTTCTAATGCTGAAGCAGGTGCATCGATAATTGTTGTTGTGGCAATTTTCTCAGGTGTAGCAATAGGAACAAATAGCTCACGCTTTTTAGGTTTTCCATTTACAAACTCGATAGACATCGTACAGGAGTCTACTGTAGTTGCTTCATGATCAATTTCATGATTAGCAACATACACTTGCTGTATACCAAAGATTGGGTGGATTAATTCACCCGGCCCAGTCGCACTTAATGCTGCTTCTAACGCATTGACCTGAGTTAAATAGTCTGACCCAGTAAAAACTGCTTGTATTGAAATTCTAACTGGGTCTTTACCCATATCTTCAATTTCAGCTTCATTTGAATATGGAGCCTGTTTGATAGCAAGAGTTCTAGGCGCAGTGTCTTTAGTTGACGTGCATTCAAACGGCACACCACGGAAACTTGCATCTTGTAAATCTGTATCCCAGCCCATAAAAAAACCTCACTATTGTGAGGCTATTCTGTGAAATGTCTGACCTTGATATAAGGCGGAAATGCTTCCGCTTAATTTAGTGCCGTTGTAGATAAAAAGGCACATTAGAAGCACCATGACGTTTTTCTTCAGTTGCTGCATGTTCGGAAATTGCTCCCAGTAGGCCGCCACTAAAATTAAATGTGGGTTTATTCTGCCCCGTCACATTGATTAATGTATTGAGCTTATTAATCAATTCCTGACTCAAGGCATTTTGTTTGTCTTGCTTATCCAGCAAAGGTGAAAACCATTTTTCTTGCTGTTGAGTAACTTCTTTCTGGGATTGTTCATTATCCTTATGAGAATCCATATACATTTCTATCGCACTTCTACGCTCTGGCTTATATCCAGTAAATTTTTCTACCTTTCCATCTAAATAATCAACTAAACCATTTGCCCCCTCATAAGCTAATGCTCCTATACCAATTCCTTGAAATAAACTACCAAGGCCTGAAACTTTGCCTGCACCTCCAGCTTTAACGGCTGGCCCACCTTTACCACCTAATACTCCTCCAATAGCAGCACCACCAGCGGTTGCTGTTAAAACAGTTAAAGCTCCAGTGGCAGCAACCGTAGCAGCAGTAAGCCCTTGATTGTTCTGCATGACCCCAACTAAACCTTTCTCAAATTCTCCTAATTTACCGTTTACAGACTCATATAGTTTCACTTGTGCAAGTATCGTTTCTTGCTGTAAAGCAGCTGCTTGAGCAAACTCATTATCACCCTTGATATCTGCAACCCGGTCAACTGATCCTAGGCCATTCCATGACTTATTATCTATTTCTTGATAAGAGCCATTTTTCATACCAGTAACAATGGAGGAAATACCCGATAGTGATTGTTTATTATGAAAGATGTCCCCAAATTGTCCCTTAATAACGAGTTCAATAGCTTGCTTAATTCTTTCCGCCTGTTCAGCATTCTTATTTTTTAGAGCAACACTCAGATCGTTATTTAACTTGTTATATTCCTTATTTGTCGATAATTCACGGTTCATTAAATTTGCAATGGCATCGGTTGTATCAATACCTTTTAATTTATTGTTCACCAAATATTGAGTTAAATCAAAAACCGTTTTTCCTTTTTTACCAAGTTTGGTAGGGTCACCATCTCTAATTGGAATATTTTTAGCAATAGCATCTTTAAAATGTTTTTGCCCCATAAGTCCATATAAATCTTCAATATTAGTCGCAGCTTCACCCGGTGTACCTGTATATTTTCTGGCAAGCTGTAAATGGGTTGTTACAGTATTTAGTCCTTTCTCACCACTAAAACCTGCACCTGTAGCCGCTCCTAAAATTACAGGTAAAAATTGAGCCATATCTCTCAACTCGAAACCACCCGCAAAACCTGATGCAGTCATTCGATCCAAAGCAGCTTGTGTACGATTTGGGGCAATACCAAATTGCTTAGTTTGTTGTACAAGTTTAGCCATATCTGATTCAGAAGCACCTGATGCAAATGCAGATTTCGCTACAGCAATTAATGGTTCTCTTAAATCAGAAATTTTTTCATAGTTACCTGAAGCCGATAAAATTCCCGCTGCTTCAGAAACACCTTCCACAGTACCATGACCTTTGCGTACAGCATCTTTGGTATAGCCCATAAGCTCAGCATTTGCGGCTTTTGCTTGCCCTGTGGTCATTCCGGCAAAACCATTTGTAATACTTGCTGTAGCATCAAACACAGTTGCCGCAAAGTTACGGTTACGTTCAAGCGGTGTAGCAACAACGGCTTTCGCTGCCATAAAACCACCTGCAAGACCACCAGCAACTTGCGAACCTTTCTGCCATAATGAAACGGTCTGTTGAGTTGACTGGTGTGTTCGTTTAGTTGATTGCTCGACTTTTTTTGCTGAGTTTACTAGCTGCTGGGCAGAACTAACTTGCTGTCTTAAAAGCTGGCTCTGAAGCTTGGTTTGAATCGATTGTTGACGTAGTACACCTTCAAGCAATCGATTAGTACGTAACAACTGATCACCAGCACGGGCAGTATTTAAAGTTTCTCGTGTACCAGCTCTAGCTGTATTAACGAATTTTGCCTGAGCAGAACCAATCTTCGTCCATTGCGTATTGATTTTACTTGTGGCTTGGACTTGCTGGTCAGAGATTCGTTTCATCTCTTGAGAAGCTTGTTGGCCTTTGATCTGCAATGTAAGAGAAACAGTTGAGTTGCTTCCGCTCATAACTTAGCCTTTTGGTTTTGAATGTTTGCGAACGTTCGTCACATAAGTTTTTGTTACTGTAGAGTTAGCCCCATTGTTTTGAGTATGGGTTGTGACCGTTGATTGTGGTGGATTAGAGTAGTTTTGTTGATGAGTATTATTAAGCCGCTCATCACTGAGTAAGGCCGCAGCCATATCAAGCGGCATATTTGCCGCTTGATCATAAGGCACACCAATATCCATCAATTTTCTGATGATTCTTGCTCTGGCGATGAACTCTCGGCTGCTTCCTTTGCATCAAGTTGATCACGCAAATCCATTAAGTACTTCAAGTTTGCGCGTGATGAATAACCCAACATGTCATAAGTAATTTCATGCTCAGTACCTTGAGCATCAATAAGTTTTGTCATTGCAGACAAATCAGCAATTGCAAGAAATTGCCCCGGCTTCAGGCCAGTTTGAGACTCAAGATATTCGATTGAATTTGGTTGACGCATCACGATTTTTTGACTTTTAACTTCTGTTTGACCCACTAATTTTTTTAGTGCTACAGGTAAAGTACCTTCAATTTCAAGTTGTTCCATTTGTCATGCACCTACATTGTTTCATCTAGATAATCTAAGCAGAACATTTCAAGATCACGCATGGTTTCACCATTCACGTCATAACTATTGCCGACGCTTGTCACGTTACAGTCAATGAAAGTTTCACGGTATTTCCCATCTGGTGATTCGATAGAAATTCGGGCATCGTCAAGACTTGCCCATTTCACTGAATCTTTCCCGTTCGGAATCACAACTGAAGCTGTAAGCTGGAAAGTCGTGATACCTTTGGCTTTATACTTCGCACGTAGTTTACGATTCATAGTGGGGATCACACGATTCCCTGTAGTGATAGCTGCATGAACACGAGAAACATCATAATCAAGGCCATCAACGCTTAAGACAATTGCTCCAACTGCTTCTTCAGACATTGTTCTACACTCTTATTTAAGATGTCTCATTGTCTAATGCATATAAAAATAAAATCAGGCGGAAGTACTTCCGCCCACTAATAAAAAAGACCGCAATTAGCGGTCTTTTTAAGTCGAGAGGATAATCAGTAAATATCCAATGTGGTTGCTATTACATGCATACCACGCACCCAGTATGTAGGGATTTTGACATTTACCCGGTATTGGTCTTTTGCATCCGGAGTCACAATGATCTCGTCTAAATTATCGCGAACGTTTTCTAGAATTTCAGCATCTTCAAGCTGAATTAATCGTCGCGCAATAACAGATTTAACGTTACGACGTTGAGCTGCTGTATTTTTACGACGACGTTCTTTCTTCAGATCCTGACGCACAACTTTACGAGTATAATCCACGACCAATACACCATTGATATCAAGCATCAGATCGTCAGATTCACCTGAGTCCGGGTTCATGCGATAAGTTGAAATGGCACGTACAATTTCTGGTTTGCCATCGGCTCCAGTTTCAATCATACATACGCCTTTATTCATCGCTGCTTCCATTCGTTCAAATGTAAGCTTGAACTTATCATCGACAGGTGTAAGACCCTCTAAATTAACACCATTGAATGGGAGTGCTGGATCATTTGAATCAGCTAATGCAGCAGCCATAGCTCCAGCAAGTTCAGGTTCTTGACCAGTGGCACCGTTATAACAAACAACAACAACACGGTAGTTTGTTTTGACAGGTGCTTGATCAGCAAAGGTTTCAGCAGCAGTAATGTCTGAAAAAGGTACAACTAAAATAGCTGGACGTTGTTCAATTGAATCACTAACTGAAGTTAAGTGATCAATCCAAGCTGCTGTGTCAGCTCCAACTGCTGGAGGTGCTGATACAGCAATGATGGTGTGGCCGAGCGGTGCAATGGTATCGAGGGTTGTTTGAATAGTCATAGTGCTTCTCCAGATACTTGTTGCATACCAGAATTTGGTTCAATTCGTGGTCGCTCAGACTCATATTGCTCTTCAGAAATAAACTCAACTTTATGAATAGTTACCAATTGATTTGATTCAGTTAACTCACCATAAATGATAACTGCATTGGTGCTTTTATTAATGACTTTAAAATATTGACCATCAGCCATTGTGTAAGTTTTAACGTCCATTAAACTAATCCTCCATCTAAAATTGTCCATCCCGCACCGATCAGCCCACTGGCTGCTGCTTGACTCGCAGCTGATCGCTTTGTAGAAGCAATTACCACACGCGAGCTTGTACCATTTGCCCATTCGTTTCGTCGCGTTGTGCCGACATCGAGCCACAGTGCATTCAAATATTTATCATAGTTTTCGGTAGACCAGTTCGGCGCAACCGATACACCTTCAATATTCGCATTAACGTTAAACTTGGCTGGCCACGAAGATAAATCTTGGTTAAAAGATGTCGCAGCAGTCAAAAATCCTGTGAAGTTCAACACATTTCGAATATCCCAATCGTTGATCGGTTGATTGAAAGATGATGCATACCAAAACATATATGCCATCGACACCACAGAACGAAAGCTGCCCGTGATCGTGCTATTGAATACAGTGTTTTCTGAGAACCATCCCGAAGCATCTGTCAGATTTGGTGCATTGAATTTTATAGGGCTGTTCATCTTAGAACCAGCAAACAAGTAATATGCTTCTGTTAACAGCGGCATGTTCCCGAAATCAACGGGCTGATTAAACTCTCTGGCCCCGTTCAAAAAGTTATTTAGAAACATTGCTTTGCCAAAATTGAAATTGATGGGTTGGTTAAATTTCGATGCAGCCATAAACATTCCAGAGAAATTATCACACTCCGATGTATCGACATTTATTTTAGAGTTAAATGAAGAGGCGTTCTCTAAGAAAGAATTCATCCATTTGGGCTTAGCTGCTCTTAACGTAATATCCTTATTGAATTTCTTCGCATTAAGAAGAAAGCTGTTCATCCATTGAAGTTTCGGTGCATACCAATTAATTTCTCGATCAAAGTTTATTGCTTCTGCAAAAGTAAAACCTACATCAACTACCTCTGAAACATCCCATGCATTAACACGCTGATTAAAACTTCCACTGGAGAGGCAAATACCATTAATGGATACGACATCTTCCGCGTGCAGACCTAGCGAATAGTCCGCAATTGCGCCATAAAAAGCACTGCCGTCATCACTATTTACGCCCATGATACGATCTTTATCTTTCCATGCTAAGTACGCAAATTCACGTCCTTCATCGAGTTTTAAAAAGATATCCCTAACTGTACCGAGAACGACCTCTGTCACTGGAGTAGTTACACCTTGCGAAGGACAAGTAATTGTGCCGCCAACGACTTTAAACTCTTTAGTATTGTCATTGCGAAACTTAAAAATATTCCCATTCTCGACATCATAGTTGCGGACAATCCGTACGCTGCTAATATATCCTTTCGGCGGGAAAACATTAATTGATTGATCGACTGGGTTTGTCGATTTAAACACTGTGCATGACATGATTGATTGCTCCTGCGCTTAAGCTGTGTAATTGAAGTATGTATCTAAAAATGCAATACGCTTTTTTGTCCACGCCAAAATTTGCTCTAAGCTCGTGATGTTTAAAGAAGGACGTACGGGCCAACGGGCCAACTCTAGCTCGACAACGCTGATTGAGAATTTTGAAAAAATATCAGTCGATAAGTTATAAATGTTCTCAACTGAGATAATTTTCAGATCGCGCAATTGCTTATACCGTGCTTCGATGTCTGTGTTATATGTGGCTTTGACTTTGCGCCAGAACGAGCTTGAACTATTCGAAACAAGTTGTGAGCCTGTTGTGTCGTCATACACAACAGCACCAGTCCACTCAAGGCCGAAGACAGTATCCATGTCATAAGGCATGAACATGAATTTTTTCCCGTCGTAGCTAATAAACTGGAAATTTTTCGCCGCGTTTTGGCTCACGACGTCTCTGCACTTCACAAACTCGGCATAGATCATGAAATCGATCACGTTTTGTTTATCAATGTAACTACCAGCTTGTGCTGTAAAGTTCGCATCGCTGAGCTGCGCAAATGTATTCCAGTTAGAAATCGCGGCCCATGTATCGGCGGTAGGTGTACTCGGTGCTTTCATTTCATAAAGCGTCGGATTCGTGACTTCAAGATTCGTGATGTCATTCCATCCGTCCATCCCGATATGGATTTCTTTCGGCTTGTTTTTCGAGATATTGTAGTTACTGCGTTTCTTCGCAGTTCCGAACGAGCCGATGCCGTAGAACTCATCATTGATGTATAGTATGGCTGAATATAAACGCGGTACTCCGTTTGCTCCGCTTTGTAATGCGCTTTTCCCTGTTTTGCCAATGTAGGGTTTTTCGGTCTCTAGACGTGGATAACCTGTTCTCGACGCTGTGAATTGCTCCCACAATCGGTAACACATTGCGTTACGGATGTTGGTGTGATCAATCCAGTTCGACTTAAATACGAGCTCATCGTGCGGCAGTAGATCACCGATTTTGACGTCCAGCGATTTTGTAAAAGCTTGATCTGAAAAGAATGCGATATTCCAATTCTTTTTCGCATAAGATGCACTCGATGCGCCTTGCACTTCGAGCTTCACAAAACAGCTAAATGACTGGCCGTCAAAATGGAATTCACCCTTGCCAGATACGGTCGTCCCCTTGGCATCGGGCAAATTCGGCAAATCTGTCAGATAAATTTGAATGATAGACTCTGGCGCTTTCACTGCGACTTGCTTGAGTGCTGTCACAGCTTGCGCTTTGTTTTTAAACTTCTTCAGTTCATTGATTTCATTTAAAACATCGACACCGTTGAAGACCCAGTTGCTATATTTGTCGACGTAGCCGAGCAAGTTCTTTTCAGCATCTTCAAATCGAATCAGTTTTGAATCATTTGATTGCTTTGTCAGCTTTTTCAAATACTCAAGTGCATCAACAGCATTGTGAAGCCCGTCGATCTGACCAGAGCGTAACATTCCAGATTTCGTCAAACGTAGAACGATATTTCCGTCGCTATCTTCAAACGTATATAAATCACTGGAATTACTTGTCGCAAGCAGCTTTAACAATACGCTGATATTGTTCAGATTCAGTTCATCGACAAACTTTTGTAGTTCTTTGATGTCTTCCTGATTTGTGAGCAAGATTGAACGTTTAGTATCTTCATCATACGAGACAAGCTGGCCCTTTTTATTCAGTGCAAGTACGACATTTCCAGAACTGTCTTTGAACTCAAAGATGTTTTCAGAGTCAGAGGATAGAACGAATTTACCAATTAAATTCTCGACTGAAACATCAATATTATTTTCAAGTTTCTTGATTTCAGTATCGGTATAAGACTTTGAATTTGATTCTGCTTGAGCCATTTTAGACTTGATTAAACCAAGTACATTATTCTCAAGCTTTAGAAAATCATTGCCATCAAAGTGATACTCTCCATTGATATCGTTGATGTCAGGATTATTATCTGGATCATCAACGACAGTAACAATAGAGTTAACTGGTATATTTGAAACGTCTAAAAGCATTAAAGCTTTGGTTCGATAAGCTTTGTATACTCCATTTTTCTGGAAGAGATAAACGGAATATTCCATACGTTCAATGCGCTCATTTTGAGCATCATCACGCATTTGACTTGCCTGACTCACCTCTGCAACAGAAGTAGGTGTTGCAAAATCAGCTACATCTTTTAATGCAGCAGAACCAAGCTCAGATTTAACAAAATCTGAAATTTGACCAATATCAGCTTGTTTTGTTTCTTCATCTTGGACTACCGGAATAACATCACCACGTGAAACGCTAGAAGTTTTTTCCAATTCACTGATTTTAGTACCAGGCACTTCAATCATGAGTTGAGCCATACATTACTCCTTATGGTTCAATTAAAGCACCGTCTTCAGCTAACACAGCGTCACCCGATTCGGTATGTAATGCTTTCTGTGTCCGAACACCATCAATGGCAAGTGCAATAGCTTGAGCATTCACAAGTCGATTGGTTTTAACCGCAGCTTTAATCATTCGACCAGCTTGTGAGTTCTTACCAAATTTAGAATCAGCTCCAGCTGTGTCATAAACATCAACGGGAATGAATTGTCCGGACAAAACGTCTAGCGTCACAAAAAGTACTTTTTGCTCATTGGCTGGAAGCCCTGTGCGGAGGGTATTGATATTGACGTCTGTATAAACGCCCGGTGTTTTAATACCAGCAGGAATACTCATTATTTATTTTCCTTCAGTTCAACCAGATCAGAAGCGTCTTTAACGTCATCACCCGGCTCAAAGAAATAATCGACATTGATACGGTGGATTTCACCGATAGATTCATCTGCCTCTTCACGGTCACGATCTGAAGCAGTAATTGTGTATTGGGTATTGAATTCTTGAGAAAGCACGCTGACAGACTGTCTACGTGTGGTTGTATTAAAAATTGTTCTGGTATGGCCTAGCTCTAATGGTGCTAAACCTTTCACATTGACACTTGATAAATCATTGCCAGTGAGCAAGTTATGAACGAGGCTCAACATCTTAAAAGTTCCGATATCGCGGCCACCGCCTAAGCGTTGAGCTTCTTCATTACGTACCGATCTTGCGCCAACTAAAACAACTAAATTAATGGGATAAACAGTCTTGTTCTCACTAATTTTGCGAGGTGCACCTGAACTTTTAAAAGTCACCCAGATAGCAGGAAATGTATCGATAAAAGCCAAGGTTTCATCATCAAATTCACCGCCATAGGTTTTGATTTCACGTATCCAAGGCCATGCTTTCGTTTCAATCTGTTTTGCCATGACATCTTTCATGCCTTGCACAACTACACCGAGGTCAAGATTTACCATCCGCGACCTCCGAAATCATTGCGTCCGACCTGAAACATCACATTATTTGAGGAAGTTTTAACAGGCTCAGACTCACCAGCTGGCGCGTTACCAAGACTGACTGTGCCTTTTGCGATTTCCTTTAATGTTTTAATCGCGTCGTCATAACGAGTGCGGATTGGATCATTTTCAGAGAATGCTCCAGTGCATGCATGGTAACGAGCCATGTCACAAGCAATGGATTCTAAAAATGGAGGAACTGTTTGCAACGGCAGCTTATAGCGACCAACAAGATAGCCCTCAATTTGAGAGTTAGCATGCTGTAAAGCCTTATTTAGCTTGTCATAGTTAATGACTTCCAAATATGGAGCTTCATTGTCAGTGAGCTGAATAAGTTCACGCTCACCAAACTTTGCAATCATCACGTCTGCCGTTGCATACATGGCTTACGCCTCCTTACCAGTTGAGCCGTAAATAGTTTGCCAGAAGCCATAACCCGCAGCACCACGTGCTTCAGCACCAAAGAAGAAAACACCTTCCATAAATACAGATGGAGAATCCATATTGGTTTGTGAAACAAACACTGGTTTTTTACGCACCTGATATACGAAAGGTTTTACTGGCTTTGTGTTGTCCAACAAGAACCATGCATCGTCATCAGTTAAACGTGTTGACACTTGTACCTTTGCTGACCCCTTGTAAGGGTTTGGTTTACCATCTTCCAAACGGTCAACAGTCATCAAGGCATTTGCCACATCTTCCTGTGCTGGAGGCACAAGTAAAATGTTCGGCTTAACATTCAAAGGACGACCTGATTCGTCTTTGAATTTCATCATAGTTGTGCGTGCTACACCGTATGAGGCTTGAGCTGCTGCTAATGAAGCAATCGAAAGTTTCTTAGTTCCTTTATTGCTAAAGGTTAATTTGCCAACTTTATGACTTCCTGAAATCATCGGTTGACCGTCATAACATTTAGCCGTAAATGCTTTATTTACTGCTTCAAAAACTAATTCATCGGGATGCTGTTTTGCAGACCATGCCGCTGATTCAGCTTGTGGCTTGTAGATTCCCATTTGGTCATCTTCAATATCGTTACGACGCACTTCAATTGTTGCAGCATAGTCTTTGTTGCGAATGACATAGTCGTATTCAGCAAGCTTGGTAATGTGTTTTTTACCGATCCATTCCTTCATTTGAGGGAAGTTCGCTAACCAGCGATAATCAACATAAGCACCATTACTTGGAACAACCATAGCAATAGATGGAAATTCAACCTGAACATCATTAAATGTCTGGTTAAAAACCTTACTAAGATTTAAGAAAATCGCATTTAAATTTGCAGCGTTTACATTCATTCGATCCATACTCCATTTTCATCAATACCAACTACACGACCAGCTACTGACAGGGTTCCACCAGCATCTGTTTCTGCGACTGTTTCGTTATTTTCGATATAGCAAGGCTTGCCAAACGATGCTTGAGTCACTGGATCTGTAGCACTATTTGCAAAAAAGAAAGCATCATGGGTGCGTACTAAAACTTGTGCATCACCATTGCCACCGTCAGTGTTATCAACGCTGTCTTCATAACGACCTAGGTAAGTCAAACCTGTTGCAGCAGTTGCTGTAACTGCATAACCAGTGGCATCAACTACGGCAATATATCCAGCAATCACCGTTGCACCAGCTTTGACTGGCACATGAATCAAACCGACTTCACGACGCTCAGTTTGTCGTTCTTCTTGATTTAAAATACTGCTCATGCTTGTTTGCCCTCATTCCAGTCAACACCCATCAAATTACCGACAGCCAAGGTTTCAGCAGAAACCTGCTGTTGATTGGACTGGCTTTGTTGGTGAGTAGTGGTTTGTTTTTGAGTTAAAGCTGCAATTTTTGGCAAAGCAGCAAGTTGTGCTTTCACAAAATCAGGATTGGTTTCTGCCTGTTGCTTGTACCAAGCAATTGTCACTTGACCTGTCAAACGACCATCACTACATGCAGCATCAATAAGGTCCTTAATTTCCTTAGCCTTGTTGGCTGCTTCAGCTGCACCAGCTTGATTTACAGCTTCTTGATATACAGCCATAGGTACATATTGAGTTGGGTCAACGACTGCTTGATTATTTGCAGCCGCCTTAACTTCAATCGCTTTGGTAAAAGCAACATCCAGTGTTTGTTCGCCAGAGACACTAGTTCCAAACGCAGTATCAAATTTGCCAAAAGCACTATTTGCAGCAGCAATCGCTTCCTGCTCAGTTGCAGTTTCAGACAAACCGATTTTTTTAAGCATGAGCTTTAGAAACTCATTCATTGTTGAATCCTCACGGTTTTGAGACAAAAAATCCTGTGCCGCTGCTGCAAGTTTTGCAGGCGGTAAAGAGTCGATATTTGGGGTGTTGGTTAGCGCAACGTTAATGAGGCCATGAACATCCCCAGTTGCGTCGTATAAAATGAATGGTGAAAGGTATTTGTATTCTTCAGCTTCAATATAGTCTTTGGCTTTTTTAGTCCATGACCAATTGTTAGAACATAGACCTACGCCATCCACATATTCAAAGCCACCAGCTCGCAGCCAACCTGAAGCTGGAGCTTCTTTGCCTTCTTGTTTTGCAGCAATAATTGAATGCTCATAATCAACGAGCATATCAATAGTTCGAGTATTAAGTTGAGCTGCTAATGCGCGACCATTTTCTGGTGTTAAACGCCAGTAAGGTGCATCAAACGGACGACCATCAATGCCTTTAAAAATTCCTTCAGGAATAAGCACCAACTTATCAGCAGATAACTTTATGTCGAAAGCGCAAAGGGCTACGAGTAATTTGTTCATAACATCGACTTTTAAAACGATGGTATGAGATTAGAATGAGGGGAGAAAAAAGATCAGGCGGAAACACTTCCGCCCAGTTTTAGAAATTAAATAATTGATGCCAGTAATGGTCTACATCATCAAATATGGCAAGCTCTGCCTCATGTTGTAAATTACCATTAACATCCATTGGTAAAAATGGTCTAGCGGGTATGTCACCCCAAGGCAAAGGCCCATTCCTTGAAGATTTACCATATTGACCTTTTTTAGCTCCAAAATGCTGTGTTGGAGCTTTAGGATCATTAGTCCCAATCTCGACTTCATTATCTGAAACACGTGTTGTAATACTTCGGCGCAATTGACCAGATACAAAAAGTATTTTCCCTGACTTACGTCGGGCTATTGTGACTAGACTTAAACCTGCCCACGCTGGTCGGCCTTCAGAATCAAAGTTATCCTCTGTAACAGTCAAAAAGCTGTTTGCAATCGCATGACCTAAATGAGATGTGTCTTGCATTGCTTCAGCAACACGAGTAAGACGAGTCCTTAATTCTCTATTACTTAGTTCTATAGTCATTGAATTAGCTCCAAGCCATCAGATTGCCAGTCTTTTTTACGCACAATCTTAGACACACCAAAAGTGCCTGTTATTTCATTCATTGAAAATTGAACCACATCTTTTTCAAGGACATAAATCAATAGCTCGCTTTTAGGATCCCAAAACAGTTGCTTAGCTTCAGTTAGTAACTGAGGCAATGCCATCAAACGACTAACCGCTACACTTGAATATTCTTTATTAACAATAATCGCATCACTTAAAAATAAAACTGGTGATTCAAGCTGTACGCCTTTACTAAATAGCACCTTCACGGCAGCATCCTGAAGGGAGCCAATTGTGCTTGTCTCATTCATAGGCTCAGCTAGACGCAAGGCATTCTGAATAAATTTTTCGTGGACTTTTGTCCGTATTGGGGTATTCAATAATTCCTGTGTTTGTTTTAAACCTTTGAACGAACCCATTAAATCTGTTGCCCGTTGTGCCATTACACTATCAATCAAGTAACTTGTGGCTGGTGATCCATTAAAACCAGCAGCTGGAGCAAATGTCAGTGTGCCGTCTTTGGTTGGAATATTGAACTGGGTACGTTTGGCAAAAACACTCATACCAGTATTGCGATCAGTGCCAACATTTTCAGTAATTGTGCTGTCATATCCTTCACCAGTTAATATCTCTTTGCCTTCAACCTCACGTCTGGATCGGGCAATAACACGACATTTGCATCCCCATTCGGAAGGCGGAAATGCTACAGACCAAAATGGATCGTCATAACTAAAAATTTTGCCATCTAAAGCAAGATGCTGCTTACGAGGATTACGGATCGTAATATGTCTCCATTCCCAAAAAGGCCGCGTATCAGACCCTGCACGCATTGCTTTATAACGACCAGCCGCAAATGCAGACTGCATATTGGTATCGTAAATCGTTCGTAATCGACGTGGGCTGCCAAGCTGTACTTCTTGTTCACGACCTTCAGGATTAATAACTTGTTTCTTTCCCCACCATCCCTTGTCCTGAAGGACAGGCGTAATACTAGCTTTCCATTGCTCAAGTGACTGGCCTTGCTGCATAGCCGTAATTAACGACTGGCGAATATCTTGAAGCAGATCCATGCGTGCAACTTTTGCAACAGTGAATGCTTTGCTGTGTGCATTATCAAGTGTTTCATGCCAGTCCCAGCCGATCTTGAAACCCTTCTTCTCCAAATATGAAATGGCATCTTCAGGGGGTAATGTGAATAGAGCATTCAACTCTGGCCGTTGTGCTGTAGGCATTAGCTTTGCTCCGCTTGAACACTCAGACGGCCCAACACTTCACTCGCAAATATCAAGCGTGTCAGTTTTTCCTGTAATGCTGGTTCGTCATCGGCTGGATATGCATCTTGTAAAAGAGCAAGGATGTCTTCTTCATTGCCTGTCTGAATTTTTGCCAGTAGCTGCTTAGTCCATGACTCAGCTGTGTCTTGTGCAATACTGCTCTGATCATTCAGCAATAACTGTAAGGCTTGTTCTTCAATAGGGAGCTGGGCTGAGTTTGCAGCAATAATACCGCCTAACAGTTGAGGCTGGTAAGTATTCATTGCCAAATTAGGCGTAGACTCTTTTTGAGTTCCCAATATTGGCTCTTTGTCGTCAGCAGGCTGCGGAATCCCTAGTTTCTCATGTGCCCATGACAGTGGGATTCTCATTCCCACACCAACCAACTTTTCAAGTGATTCACCAAAGACTTGCATGTCTTCAGTATCAGATACATCAAAGAAAAAACTTGGGAAACGGTCAGGATGGATATTCGGATAATTTAATCGCATTAAAGCACTGACAAGATAGTCAGTTAATGAGCGAGCTAATTGTTTAGCATCAGATTTAATGATTTTTTCAAACTGGATTTGATGTGTACGAGACTGTGCATTGGTACTAGTCTTACCGTCAGCCTGAGACAGCAAGGTTCCGCCAACAATAATTTTTGAAGCTGTTTTCTCACACCAATCAATTAGTGACATGTGGTTTTTAGTGTCACCATCAGCCGCTGATTCAAAATCCAAACTCATACCAACTGGAATAATACCCCCAGCATTACGTCCAATCGACATAACAGCGCGCAGTAAAGTCATCTTTTCCTGATCAGTTGCACCTGAAGGATATTTACCAAGGCGAATTGGCAAGCCATATACTTCAAGGAACTGCATCACATCTCGAATCCCGTAATTCTTAAAGATAAACGGCCAGCACAAAATTCGGTGTAAACCAGATCGGGCAATATATCCTGACTTTGCTTTATGGCGATGAATAAACCAGCCAAAGTCCCAAAACTCTGCACCGGTAGGAGTTCCATCATTAAGTCGCAATTCATTTGGTTGATTAAATGGCGTCATGAAATTACGTGCCAGCTGGTGCTCAAAGCTTTTCGGTAGCCACAAGTTACCAACTTGATGCCATTCAATTTCTTGGCAGCTGTAGCCATGACCAATAGCATCCATTGCATCAAATAAAAACATCTCAAAGTCTTGAATTTCCTCAATCCACTCACGAACCTCTTCAGCAATTTTCTTTTCTTGCTCAGATGCATTTTTTGGCGGCTTAACACCCCAGTCCAGTCCATTGATGCCTTTCTTGCGTTTATCCATTTCGCTAAAGATGTGGCCGTCACGTTCTTCCATATCAGAAAACAAGTCGGCTTGAGCCTGCAAATTGCCGTGTTCTGCATCTGTGAGTAACCGATACATCTGTTGCGGACTCATGCCAACGACAGGGTGTTCTTGCACTTGATTCGTGAGCCATGCAATTTCAGCAGTTTGATTTGTTTCAAGCGCAGTGCGATCTTGTTTTTTTGGAGAACGGTCTTTTTTAGCCATGATAAATGCAAATACAGTTTGAGGATTCTGCACCATTGTGAAATTTTGGCGGGTTTAAAATCAGGCGGAAATGCTTCCGCCCAATTTCATGCGCTCATTTGCGATTTAAGCGCGTTTTTGTGTTTTACGGATCATTGCAGCAAAATACAAAATAAATGCAGGAAACAGCGTTTATAAAGATTTATAAATCTATAAACTCCATGCTTCAGTAATTTGTGATGATGAGTTCCTGTTTTTCATCACGACCCGAACCAGAATTACCAACAGAATATTTAATTTTCGTGGTCGCAATATTCAGTCCATCAAATGTGGCACGCATATCTTCATGATCATTTATTGATAGCATGACTTTACTTTTGCAAGTCTTCATTAGCTCAGCCATTTTTTCATATTGATCCAAACCAAAACCTACACCGTAGCCAGCCAACTTCCAGTACGGTGGATCGGCATACATAAAACTATGAGAACGGTCATACTTCACTAGACATGCATCCCAGCTTAAATGCTCAACTGTTACTCCAGAAAGACGCAAATGTGCTTCACTCAATTGTTCTTCTATTCTGAGTAAGTTTACTGGTCGGGCTGTGGTTGCTGTACCAAAAGTTTGACCAGACACCTTGGCTCCAAAAGCTGTGTGTTGCAAATAATAGAAACGTGCTGCACGTTGAATATCAGTCATCAAGTCAACACTGGCAGATTTAAGCCATTCAAACATCTGGCGACTAACCAGCGCCCATTTAAATTGACGAACGAACTCTTCAAGGTGATGCTGAACAACCCGATATAAATTCACCAGCTCACCATTTAAATCGTTAATCACTTCAACTTTTGACTGTTCTTCACGCATAAAAAATAATGCTGCACCACCAGCAAATAATTCTACATAACATTGGTGTTCTGGCATTTTTTCAATCAATTGCGACACCAGACGACGCTTACCACCCATCCACGGTACGATTGGCTTGGTTTTCATTATTTCACATACTGCAAAACTTTTTCATTTTTGGTTATCCTGCAATAACTGTGTGCACAGTAACGAGGCTTTGTCTGCGGTAGCGCTTTTACCAAAGGGGGCGACATTTGCTACAACAAGTGTCGTCACCTCGTTTTGAATTATTGAATTTTTAATATTTATTATTCAGGCGGAAACACTTCCAGCTATATATTTTCTGGGATAAGTTTGAAGAAGTTCAATAACAACCAGCCGAGCTAAACCAGTCATCATAATCATCGGGATTCAACTCCATCTCTTCTTTTGACGGTAATGGAGTAAATTCAATAGCAGTCGCCAGATGCAAACTTGCAAACCAAGCTAAAATCATTGCAACTGCACCATCACCGTGGCGATAAAGTTCAGGGTCTTTAATATCCTTGGCGCGTGCTTTTGACACCATGTATATGCCGTCAACTTCTTCAATGGCTGAACAGTCATTTTTTAAATCGGCATCAATTGGCAAATCAACCATATCTTCTTCAAAAGCAGTGACCAGTTTAGGTGTCCATAAGCCATACCAAGCTCGGCTCAATTTGATTTGATGCACCATGTGTGCACCATATTTTTCAGCAGTATTTTCTGCAATGGTCTCACCGTTACCTGTAGCATCCATAGCGATGCCACCAAAACGTGGTAGACGATCCAACATGTACCACAAGATTTTTTGCTGTAACCGAGAAGGAACTTTGTGCATCTCAATGACAAACGGTGCAATACGACGTAAATCTTGGGCAATATAGAACGGTAAAATAAAACTAAAGTCACGGTGACGTGCGTAGTCTTGTCCAGCGCAGTGCTGCTTAGTCTTATCTAGCTTTTGTAATTCTGGCTCTAAATAGCGTTGAATCCAGTCCTCAATATAGGCATCACGCTCATCAGGGGTTAGCTCTGTAAAGTCATCACCCAATTGTAGACGCAATACAGTCCTGACTTCCGTCATTGCACGTTCTACCCACAAAGTAGGTAAACATACAGATGAACCATCTCGTGGAATGGCGTCTAATTCTTCACGCATAGCAGCCTTACGACTACCATAAGCTTTACGGATTTTTGTGTACCATTTTTGCTTGCCTTCAATGGTTGGCTCTTTACCTTGCATGAAACAAACACGCTCATACAATCCATTTGCAACTGCATCATCAAAAGTGACGACAAGGGATTTGGCATCTTCACCAAATACGCCAGCTTCAATATCTTTTACGAACTGGTTGAAGGCGTTGTTTTTACCATTATGAGAACTAATAATTGCAATACGCCCCCCCCAAATAAGCAAGGCCGTTGCGGCCTCAATTACGCCCTGAACATTCGGATGGAATGCAGCCTCATCAATAATTACTTTACCTTGTAGACCACGGATGTTTTCAGGTCGGCTAGATAATGCAACGATTTGAAAACCACTGGAGTAACGGACACGGTAAGCAGTGATCTGGCGCGTTTCACCTTTATCGTTTTGGTCTTCAAAAAGAAACTCTTCAATTTGAGAAATACCTTGGCCTTGGGCTTCAGCAATGACACGTGAAAACTTGGCACAGTAACCAATAAACTCAAGACCTTTTTCTTTGGTATCACCAATATAATAAACACTCATGCCACCAGCTTCTTTGCTTGCAGCAGCCGTTAATACAGCATCAAAACTCTCGGCAAAAGTAATACCTGTTCGACGACCTTTAGGGCAGACTTTAATATCCGTTCTAATTTTGAGCCATTCGATCTGGTGCTTCATTAAAACACCTTCTTCAAATGGATTTAAATTGTTTGGAATATTACGCGCACGTTCTGGAAGCTCATCCCATTCAATGATGCGGACAGTATCTTGCCGAGGTTTCGGAGTGTTCATCATTTAATACCCAATACTTTTTCACGCCAAAATTGAAGTTGCTCTTCACCCATGCCTTGAGATACCGCAGCTTTTTTGAGGTTTTCATCTTGTTCTTTTAATAACTCTTCACGCGCTTGACGACGGATTTCCTCGCGATTATCCATTGCTTTTTCTTTTGTCATCATTGCTGCACGGGCGGCACGAGCTAAAGCTCCTACAGCATCAATATCCATTTTTGGCTTTTCAGGGTCATCACCAGTATTGGTCAGTTCATCCAGTGCTTTTTTAGTCACAATGGCCTGTACAGCTTGGGCTAATAACATGCCACCTTTGTCATCAGGGTCTTCGCCGAACTCTTTAACTAGCACTTCAGAAGCAGCAGCAAATTCACGCATAGCCTTGGCTTCTTCAGCCCAATTTTTCTTCTCACGACCAAGAGCCGAGCGACTTGGAATAGACTCTGCTGGAAATTCGGCACGAATCTCATCGAGCATTTCATTCAAGGTGAGTCTGTCTTCACGCAGCAACTTTTCTACAAATGTGCGCTGTTCATCCGATAATTTATGCATAAAAGACTTAGCCATAAATGCTCCTATGCACTATGCAGAAGGACGTTTGATGCCATGAATACGTGCTCGACCTTCAACTACGTCTTGACCACGTTCAGCGAGTTTTACAACCATCACAGCAGGGTTATCCATTTCAACTTCAATACAACCTTGTTCCTTCAGCCAATACAGCTCAGTTTTGACCTGATCACGGCTGAAACTTAAGCCCCAATGATTAAGCCCACTATGCAAGGTTGAGCTATTACCACGATAACTTGGTAATTCATTAAGCAAACGAAGGATGACAAGTCGCATTTCTTCTTTTAAATGGGCTTCAAAACTCATACGACCTCACTTGTTATTAGTTAGCAAATAATCTTCAATACGCTTGACACCACTATGAACGGTATCAAGCTGTTTATTTAATGTATTGAGTTGACCCTGAAGCTGAGCAATATCAACTTTAGAAGGCATGTCTTTAATAGCGTTTTCTAGCTCAACCACGCGCAAATGAAGGTCGAGCATTTCTTTAGCTGATGCACTATGTTTTTGAATGATCCATGCATAAATGCCTAAAGCTGTGACTACAATCCATTGCACTTCAGCAAAGCCAAGTTTTAAAAAATCAAACATCGGCATTCTCCTTTACTGGTGGTAAAGGCTTTGGTTTAGTCTGATTGATGAAACGACCAATCAACCCCAATACGGCCAAAGTAATTGTGATTTTTGACCGCGCATCCGTTGGGAGGGTTTCAATCAATTCGGGTGGCAATGTGTCATAAAAAGTTTGAATAGCTACGATGCCAGCAAAGGCAACGTTACTAAACCATTTCCAACCAGTACGCCAATTGTGTACCAAGATTCCGAACTGCATGGATGAGCCATGAACACCTTGAATATATTGTGGCTCAGCAGATTTATTTTGATTTTCCAAGTCATTTTGTTTTTGATTTTGACTCATGGCGTATCTCCAGCTGCGTAACGAAGATTGCCAACTACACGACGCGCCCAGCCACGACCAAAACTATTGAAAGTTGAAAGTTTGGTATAAAACTCAAGCCGCTCAGCGATAAATAAAACTAGCACATCATCAAGTGTCATTTTCTTGATAGCACCAAGTGTAATAGAACCAACAGCACCATCATCATTAACACCAACAGCACGTTGTAGCATACGAATTGCATTACCAATTCCATGATTTACCGCTGCATCAAAAAGCTGATAACTAATTGCCCCAGTGAATTGATCACACTTGGCACGATTCCAAAATGCTACACGGTAAATTTCTTTAGCTTGTAGACGAGACATGCTTTTCATAGAGCCTGTATAACCATTGTCTCGTGCTGTTTTTATTGTGATACCCCAATTGGTTTCCCCACCAGGATCTTTTGGATTATTTACATAACCGCCTTCATGACCGATAGTCCGTTCAAACACTTCATCAAAAGTGATAGACATAAAAAAACCTCATCAAATGATGAGGCTATGTTGCTATCTGAACTATTTTTATATCAGGCGGAAGGACTTCCGCTTAGTTTTTCCTGAACAGCGTCAAGACAATCCTGCTTTGCAATTTTAATAGAGCCTTGAAGTGAGTGTATTGAATGTTTGTTAAATTCAACATCACTAGTTGGTGAATATTTTAACCTCCAAAGTTCTTTTGCAGTTTCAGCAAAATTAGTGCAATAGCTAAGGTCATTAGTAATATTTACATCCCCATAAATCGCCTTGGCCTCATCAATCAAAGCATTATATTCTCTACTATGACGAGTAACTTCTGGAGTACTAGTGAGATTGATTTTAGAGTCTAAAATTCTAGTATTTTCTATACGTTTAATGAAGTCAGCCGTTTGTTCATTACTTATTTGTGCATATACAGGTGGATTATTTTCTTTCTGTATATGTTCTTCTTCTGAATCCTGCATTGCCTGAGTAGCTTCATTAAGCCGTTTCTCATATTTAGTGTCATTTAAATTTTCATTATTGACTGGCTCATTGACTATTTGAGATTTAGTGCTCTCTACTTTATTTTGAGCAGGCTCTTTGGAGCATGCTACCAATGCTAATAAACTCACAGCTAAAATTAATTTTTTCATATCAATAAAAAGTCCCGCGACTTGGAGGTATCCATCTGCCAATAATTTCAATATCTGTCGATTCGTTTAAATCGAGTTTCATTGGTAGATATTTTTCATTATCTGACAACAATAACAATTCATTAAACTGTCGTTGTACACGTTTAACCCAAAAGTTCTCTTGATTTCTCACAACATAAATAAATCCATCTGTAAGTTCTTTATCAATCGTATTGATTAATAAAGGCTCTTTGTCATGAATAGTAGGCTCCATAGAATCGCCCTTGGCATAAACGATGACTAAGTCCTTTGCATAAAGCCCATGTCTAGAAAGCCAGTCCTTTCTAAATGCCAATCGACTAGCAGGTTCTGTTTCACCCAAACAAACTGCACCATCGCCAGCAGAGACAGAAACGTCATAAACGTTGACTAAATCAAACTCAAAAGCAAAGTCACCATTTAGTGACTGATTGGCTTTTCTGCCAGTCACAATATAGCCAATATCAGCACCTACTTCTGCAATTGCGGCTAAATAACCAGCTTTAGGCTGCGTTAAATCCTTCTCGTAATCTATCTGACTTTTCTTGGTAGTGCCTGCTAATTCAGCAAAAACTGGTTGCGTATAACCCAGTCGCTCACGCTCTTCTTTAAGTCTTGCTCCAATAGTCACAAAAAACACTCCAATAATATTGACAAGTAACTAAATAGTTACTAATGTGGTGCTATAAGTTCTACTTAATGCAACTTTAGCCACACAAGGGAAACTAAATATGCACCTAAAAACTGCCGAAGAAGTAAAACAGGAATTTATCCAGCAAGGCATTCCTGTTTCATCATGGGCTGAAAGTAAAGGTTTCACCCCACAAGAAGTTTACAAAGTACTCAACGGTCAATCTAAAGGAAACTTTGGACGTGCCCATAAGATTGCCGTTGCCCTCGGACTAAAACCAGAACCTAAACAGAAAGTCACTGTTTAGTTACTTTGCACATATTCGCACATTTTTGCACACGGGGAAAGAGATGAGACAAAAACAATCAGGAAGTATTGCATTTCGTTACCTAATCGTCTTCGTAACGTCATTCGGATATGTCCAATGGTTCTTCGCTGAACAAGACAATGAAGTGCTTAAACAGCAACTAATGTCGATCAAGTCTACTCAAGGAGATGGGCATGAGTTCAACAAATAAATCAGCAGCAAAAGTTTTAAGTGTCTTATTCGCATTACGTGGTCACTACATTGCTGGTGTTAGCAACAAACAACTTTCTGAAAGCCTAAATGAAACACCTGTGTTTATCACACGTGCCTTACAAACACTTGAAGCAAATGGCTGGGCAGAAAAACGTGACAACGGCAATTATGCGCCAAGCATGAAAGCAGTTCGGTTTGGTGCGGCATGCAAAGAAGAATGCGAACGCGTTCAAGCTCGTATTGATGAATACAAGCAACGTCTAAACACACAATTTTAATAAGGGTTCGTTATGAGTAATGAAGTAATCACTGAAGTTGAAATTCAAAATCATACAAAGGCTGTTGCAGGTTTAGCAACCCAACTTGGTTATGAAGGAGCTTTAACTGTAGGCGCATTGGAAGATGAAATTCGCTTTTTCCAACAACGTACTGTTGAAGCAGTCATGGAGCTTGGCAAGCGCTTATTAATCTTAAAAGAAATAACACCTCATGGTGAGTTTAATAAGCGCGTTGAGATGTTGAACTTCACTCCACGTATGGCACAAAAATTCATGTCAGCGGTTTTGAAATTCTCAAAAACGAATTCGAGTTCGCTTTTGCAGAAAGCTGGAAATCAAACAAAATTGCTTGAGCTTGTGACATTGGATGAAGATGAAATACAAGTCATCGATCAAGGCGGAAGTATTGGCGAGCTTTCGTTAGACACAATCGAAACTATGTCAGTGCGTGAACTAAAAGATGAACTTCGCAAAATTAAAGCTGACAAGGAAGCTAGTGACTTACTTCTTCAGAAGAAAGACCAAAAGCTCAACGAACTCGACGCAAAATTAACTAAGCTTCAAAGCCCAGTTGAAATCAAAAAACGTGCTGAAACTGAGGAACAAGCTTTAGAAAAGGCAGCTCTAGAAACTCTAAACACAGCCAGCATCACTTTCCTAAATGCACTTATGCGCTATCAGAATGATGTGAATAGCGTACTAGACACGGCTGAAAAGAAAGGGATTCCACAATTATTTGAACGTGTCGATGAGGCTGTTATTGCGACATATCAACGCATTGCTCAATACAGCCGAAGCCTGAATGTACAAATTGATTTTACAAGTATGGTCACACCTGAATGGATGTCTCTTCAAGCAGCTGACTTACCACCTATCGAAGTTGATGGTGAGGCTTAACCATGTCTAATCCAAATCTAGCAAAAATCGACTATTTGCGTGAAGTAGCAGCAAAGCTCACCAATGCTGGGTTTGGTGAGAAAGCTGAGATTGTAAAAACTGCTTGTGAATATTTATGCATAAGCAATGCACAACTTTATCGTGAACTTGAAGCAGTCGGCTATAAATCTGGTCGCAAACAACGCAGCGACAAAGGTAAATCCATTGTCAGTGTAGAAACTGCTGAACTGGTTGGTGGCATGGTCATTAGTGCCATGAGTAAAACTGGCAAAAAACGTATGCCAATTAACTTAGCTTTGGAAGTTGCACAGGATAGTGGCAAAGCGCCAAAAGTTTCAGCAGCTACGATTTCCAGAGTTATGAAACAGAATATGTGTCACCCATCTCAACTGGTTACACCAACTGCACACCAGCAACAACGCTCATTACACCCGAATCATGTATGGGAAGCTGATGCATCAATTTGTGTGGTTTTTTACCTCAACAAAAAATCTGGTATGCACGTTATGGATGAGCGTGAGTTCTACAAAAATAAACCAGCGAATTTAAAGAAAATCGAAAAAGACCGTGTGATCCGTTATGTCATCACAGACCACACTTCTGGCTGGATTTACTTTGAATATGTGTGGGGAGCTGAAAGCTCTGAGAACTTAACCAATGTGTTTTTAAACGCTATCCAAAAACGTAGCAATCAAGAACCAATGCACGGTGTGCCATTTATTTTTTATGTTGATAAAGGCTCAGCAAACACCAGTGGTTTATTCCGCAATTTACTTGAACGTCTTAACGTTGAGTTTATTGCACATGCAACACACAACAGTCGTGCCAAAGGTCAAGTTGAACAAGCCAACAACCTGATTGAAACCCAATTTGAGTCACTACTCAGTTTTAAAACGGTAGATAGCATTGCTGAGTTAAACGCCTTTGCAACTCAATGGCGTGTCATGTTCAACGAAACGAAAGTACACAGCCGTACTAAACGTACACGTAACCAAGTATGGCAGATGATCCGCCCTGAACAGTTACGCATTGCACCACCAATTGAGTTATGCCGAGAGTTGGTAAGCACATTACCTGTATCGCGTACCGTAAAAGGTGACTTAACGATTCAACATACGATCAAAGGTTATGGTGAGCAGTTCTATAGCGTTCGTCATATTGATGGGATTTATGTAGGTGCCAAAGTTGATGTGGTTGTTAACCCATATCGCGCACCAGATATCGATATCTTGATGACCAACGAGCATGGCGAACAAGTCATCCATACCGTTCAACCAGATCAATACGACATCTTTGGTCAGTTAGCTGAATCGCCAGCAATCGGTGAAGAAATTCACGCTATGCCAGACAGCAAAATTGATCAGTCTCGTAAGCGCATTATGAAACAGGCTTACAACGCTGAAACACAAGCTGAAGTTGATAAGGCTATCAAAAAACGTACCCCTGCATACCAAGGTCAAATCGACCCAACTGCACACATTACCAAACATGAAGTACCTGAATATTTACCACGTGCTGGCGAACAAATGCAGACAGAAATTAGCCGTCGTCAGGTTGCACCAGTCAACTTGATCCAAGCTGCAAAACAAATTCGTGGCCTTGTAGGTGATTTGTGGACACCTGAATGCATGTCAGCACTTAAAAAATCTTTCCCTAACGGAGAGGTTCCGCAAGACGTTATTTCCGAAATTGCAGAGGGCATCAAAGCTGCAACCCAAAAACCGAAATTACGAGTGGTTGGAGAGTAATCCATGAGCGCACTTAAACAATTGCTTAAACAACATGACATGACGCAAAGCTCGCTCTGCAAACCGCTGGGAGTAAGTACTGCAACTGTCAATTTATTTATTAATCACGGGTTATCACCGAAGAAACGCGCTGCTGAGTTTAAAGCCCAATTCATTGAGCTTTTAAAGAACAAAGGCATTGCACATGAAGACATTCAAAACGCATTAGATGCTGATCAATCCCACACCGTTGACGACCAAGCCTTGGATTGTGGAACTGACAGCACTACTCAACCAGAGGAAGAGCAACTCATGCTACTACGCAAACAAACATTAACACCAGAAGCAAAAAGAAAATTTGCACTTTTCAAAAACATCTTTACAGAAAATATCCGCACTGCTGGGGAACTTTTCAATAACAGCGACATTAATTATGTTCGCGAAGCGATGTGGCAAGCAGCCAAAGGCAATAGCAGTTTTATTGCTGTGGTTGGTCAATCTGGCTCAGGTAAATCAACATTACGTCGTGAATTGATTGATCGTATCGAACGTGAACGAGAAGCAGCCATTGTCATTGAACCTTATATTTTGGCAACTGAAGACAACGACTTTAAGGGTAAAACCCTCAAGTCACTGCATATTGCTGAGGCAATTTTGTCGGCATTAGCTCCAAGCACTAATGCAAAACGCTCTCCTGAAGCACGCTTTCGCCAAGTGCATCAGCTACTCAAAGAGTCGAGTCGTGCTGGGCATCACCATGTTCTTGTTATTGAAGAAGCTCAAAGCTTACCGATTACTACACTCAAGCATCTCAAGCGTTTTCTTGAACTTGAAAATGGATTTACACCTTTAATGTCAATCATCTTGATTGGTCAAGATGAACTAAAAATCAAACTGGCTGAAAACAATCAAGAAGTTCGTGAAGTCGTGCAACGCTGTGAAATTGTGACCCTTGAACCATTTACACAAACCACGCTTGTTGACTATTTACAGCATCGTTGCAAAGCAGCTGGCCGTCAACTTTCAGACTTTATTGATGAGTCTGGCATTGATGCCATTTGCAGAAAACTTTCTCGAAATGTTGGTCGTAAGAACCATAGCGAAAGCCTTTTATACCCTCTGGCAGTAGGCAACCTTTTAACGGGCGCCTTAAACGTGGCTGCTGACTTGGGTGTCGATGTTGTCACTGGCGACTTGGTGATGGAGGTTTAACTCATGAAATTTAATTTAAGAAATTTACTGATAGTGAACTTTTTAGTTTGGTTCGTTGCAGTCGCTGTAGTTGTTGCTGTTCTAGGAGGTTGCAATGGGTGATTTTCGCATCGTTGTTGCTATTTGCATCACGATTATGGTCGTAGGAACTGCTGGTTTTGATGCATTAAGCAAAATTCTAGGAGGTTGCAATGGTTGATTTTGCAGATGTAGCTGAAGGCATCGCCGAAGAAACTATTCAGCAAACACTTTCAAATCGCCAAACCTTTGACGGTGAAAGTGAACATGAATGTGAAGAATGTGGTGCAGAAATTCCTGAGCGTCGTCGCGCTCTAGGTAACGTAAAGCTTTGCATTGACTGTCAAACAGCAGTTGAAAGCAAAGTTAAGCATTTCCGAGGTGGTCTATGAACATCAAACAAAAGCGCGCTCAATTTGCCAAAGATATCGACAAATTAGTCAGTGGTGACTATGTGCTTGTTCCCAAACAGCCTACTGAAGAAATGGAACGAGCTGGTATGGAAGCTGGAGCTGGTTTTTTAGCAAAGGCTGTTTATCAAGCAATGGTTAAGTCAGCACTAGGAGTGAAAGCAAATGGGTGAAGCGAAGCGTCGTGGCACAAAAGAAGAACGTGTTGCTCAGGCAATTGAACGTAATGAAGCAACCAAGGCAGCAGCCAAACAAGCTGTAATTGCAAGACGCCAAAAGCTTCAATCTAGAGGCAAAACAATCGGCATTGGACGTTTGCCTTTTGGTCTAGCAATCGCATTGGCTGCTGTGGTTTCAAGTGCATTTGAGGTTCATAAACATGAAAACTAGATGTCCAGCATGCGGAGCGACAAACAGCCTAGATGCCCTATTAGGGCATGGTGAAGCAAGCAAAGCTTTCGTTGCTTCACTAAATCTGGTTGGTGATTTAGCTACGCCACTGGTCAAGTACTTGGGAATGTTCCGCTCTCAAAATCGTGAACTTACTTTTGAACGTACAGCAAAGTTACTTGGTGAAATTGCTGGGGATATTAATGCTCAACAGATTAAACGTGGTCATCACAGTTACCCAGCTCCTAAAGCAGCGTGGATCTGGGCAATTAACACAATGCTTGAGCGTCGTGACCAAGGCAAATTGCAGTTGCCTCTGAAAAACCACGGCTATCTGTATGAAGTGATCAGCTCATTCAAGCCAGAAAATGCACCAGCTCCAAGCGAACGTGCAGCAGCTGCACCAAGAGCCAAAACAGAAGCTGAACGTGCGACTGAGCAAGCTGAACATGAACGTCAAAAAAATGCCCGCCCAAACTACAGCTTTAAAGAAATGATGGGCTTTACACAATTGAATGAGAAGCAGCCTGAGCGCGGGCTGAAGAACATCCCCAAAGAACAACTTATGGCGCATGTCGCTCAGCACAAGCAGCCAGATGAAACTTTAGAACAGTGTTACCAACGCCTTAAGGCTGCGGAAATTGAATCAGAACAAGGAGCAACACATGAATAAGTCTATTCCAGAAGGTTATTGGGAAAACGCTTCAGGTGCATTTGTGCCAGAGGCCAATGTCAAAGAAATTGACAAATTGCGTGATCAAACAGTTCGTAAGCTTCATGAGAAAGCAAAAGAAATCCATGACCTCTTAAAAGAGTTCAAGGTTGAAGGCTTTGCTGATATTGCCAGCTTTATCCAAATTTCTACCGACCAATATGGTGCAAAAGTTGGAGGCAATAAAGGCAACGTTACGCTCATGACTTATGACGGACGTTTGAAAATTCAACGCAATATCGCAGAAAACATCAACTTTGATGAACGTCTGCAAGCTGCAAAACAACTCATTGATGAGTGCCTTGAAGAATGGACTGAAGGCAGCCGTGACGAAATCAAAGTCATCATTAACAACGCATTTCATGTGGATAAAAAGGGAGATATCAGCACTACAAAAGTTCTTGGATTAAAACGCATTGAAATCAATCACCCGAAATGGAAAGAAGCTATGCAGGCCATTTCAGACAGCATCAACATTGTAGGTAGCAAAGCATACCTCCGCTTTTATACCCGCGATGATGCAACTGGTGGCTACTTACCACTGTCACTTGATATCGCATCTATTTGAGGACGCAATAATGTATTCAGTCAAAGCACTAGAACCACAATTAAACGACGATCCGCAAGCCCTATTTGCAATCGCCCGTGAAGACGATGCTTTAGTCGGTCAATTCTACCGCCATGAACATGCAGAAATTGCATGTGCAGCACTTAACCAAGCTCAACAAACTACTGAAGGAAGAACTTCTCATGAATAAATCAGAACTTATCAAACATATCGCTTCAACTGCTTCTCTTACTCAAGCACAAGCTACAGCTGCTCTTAATGCACTTGAAAGTGGTGTCACTAAAGCACTTGCAGCTGGTGAAGACGTTGCATTAATCGGCTTTGGAACTTTCACCGTAAAAAAACGCGCTGCGCGTACTGGTCGCAACCCTAAAACTGGTGAAGAGCTTCAAATTGCTGCTTCAAAAGTACCTTCATTCAAGGCAGGTAAAGCACTTAAGGAAGCAGTTAATGGATAACCAAGACCGCAAAATCACAGGCTATCGTGAATTATCCCAAGAAGAAATTGATTTGATGAATGAAATCAAATCTCAAGGGCAAGCTCTAAAAGAACTTATTGGGAAAGTTGACTACTTTTTATTGGGATTGGCGAAAGAAGGACTTGAAGGTAATGCAGAACTGCAACAACACCTATGGGATACGGAACCGAATTACTGGTCAAGTATTGCAAAAAGAAACCTACAACAAGGGCTTATGGCTTTAACCCGTGCAGTAGCACGACCAACAACCTTTTAAGAAGATTAATTATGGCAACGAAAATTAAAGGCTTGGATGTTCTTGAACAGAACGGATTAAAAGTTGTCCGTAAATACAACATTTGCGGATGGTTCGAGTATCACGTTTTGAATGAGGCTGGTCAGAGAATTTCACGCCATACAGTTCAACAACGTGCGGTCGATATGGCTCTTCACACTCTTCAAGCATAAGCGAGAACAGAATGAAATTTAAAGTTGAAGTTTCAAATATCTATGTCAAAGAACACATTGTTGAGGCTGACGACCTTGCTCATGCTCTCGAAATTGCTTCTGAAATATCAGACACGATGGAAGCAAATCAGCAAACTTTTTTTGAAAGCACATGGGAAGCTAAACCAGTTTCTAACGATGAAAAAGCTACATACGAACCTGAACAGAAATATTTGAAATAAGAGAAACACAGGCATTCGTGCCTGTGTCTGCTGGATGTCGTGATCCAGTACTGATGAGCAGCGGAGAAGAATATGGGTATTAAAAAATTAGTAACTATCACTGTAGAGGCTCAAATTGAAATTGAGCTACCAGAGGAATTTAAGGAGTTATCACAACAAGATATTGATGGCATCAAAGCCTGTGGATATGAAGATTTCAAGATTCAGGATGACCTCTATAAATATGCTGCTGAATTAGTTTTAAACGGTGGTGAAAATGGAAATTGGGATGTTTTCGGCTATGTAGTAGCTGACTGGAAAAAAGGTATGACAGGCATTCCAGCTAATTCCACTTTCTTTAATAGACAAGATTTACATATTACAGATTGTGAAGTTGAGGAAATTAAATGATCAAAGTTGAAGATTTAGAGAAGTTACCACCTGAAGTGGTGGAAAGCTTGGGAGAGGTTCCATGAGTGTAATCATGAATTGGGCAACGGTTCTAGCTTATTTTGCGGTCTTTTTAATGGGGCTTATTTCATGTTTTAAAGAGGCCAAATTAGCTTGGGCTATCAAAAATAATACTGGACTGACTGTTTTTGAAAAACGGTCATATAAATTTAAAGCTGGTGCATCAATCACGTTGGCTTTTCTAGCGATTATTGGACTGTTTCGAGCTTTTCAAGGGGTGGTATGAGATGAACTTAAAAAAGATTGTAGTTTTTATTGTCGTAATTTTACTGTTATCAACTCTATTGTTCTGGCAAATACAGTCTAGCTATCACAAAGCGATTTTATTAATTGTTTTGACTATTTCAGCTGCTTATTTAGGCAAGAGAAATATAGATAAAGTTATTTTGTTTATTCCAACACTTATCGGTTTTTTGATTGTGTATTTTCTTAAACGATGAGGTTGCCGTATGAAATTCGATAAGAAAGCTAATTTGATCAAACTAATCCATGTGGGAAAAACGAAACTTGGTTTAGATGATGAGCTTTACCGCGACATTCTTAGCAGTACTACGGGTAAAACCAGTTCAAAAGATTTGAACCTAGCACAGCTTGATGCTGTGCTGGATCGGTTCAAACAACTTGGCTTTGAAGTTGAATCAAAAAATAAATCTGGCGTTAAAAATTTAGCGAATGACAACCAAAGTAAATTAATTCGTCATTTGTGGTTAAAACTTCACGAAGTTGGTGAGGTCAGAAACAGTAGTGAAAAGGCCCTAGCAAAGTTTGTAGAGAAAAGAGTTGGTGTGAGCGCATTGCAATTTATGAGCAGCCACCATACAGACATGATCATTAATCACTTACGCCAATGGTGCAAACGTTGCGGCATTGAAAGAACAGAACAATAAGAAAGTAAAAACCCCAGTGCGCCAACACTGAGGTTTTCAATTCCACCCACCGACGAAAGTAAGAGGAGATAAATCATAAAACTGCTAAATCTTAACATGGGATAACAGCGGGAGCAATTATGGTTTATCGTCCTCACATCACTGATGCACAACAACTATTTTCTGATGAAGAACTCATTGCACTTATGCCTAAAAACTTTGCATTTGTGGCGAAGCTTATCGGCATAAAACCAGCTTTAAGTCTTATTGAGAGCTATGGCGGCATTCTAGTTTTTGTACCACATAAACATGCGTTAGGCATTCATCATGATCTGTCACAGATCATTGGTTATTCTAAGCTTCAGTTACTCTCAGAGCACTTAGGGAACACTTCAATAGAAGTGCCTATGGCAACTACTATCATGATTGCTATGCGTAATAGAACGATCCGTGAAATGGCAGCTAAGAAAGAAAGCCGCTCTAAAATCGCTCGTAAATTCGGCGTGACAATTAGAACAATTCGTCATATCGTAAATGGTGAAGAAAAGCTTAAATTCCATTTAGACCAGAATCTGGATTTATTCGAATAA